GGGTTACATAGTATTTAGCACCATCCTTTTCCACTTCTGTTCCTAATAAGACGTAACGTATACCACCATTGCCAATAGGGAGTTGAGAAAACACATATTGATAATCTCCCTGAAAATCGATAGGTTTTTCCAAGTAGATTTCGTCCCGTGCATTTACTAATACATTGTTTTCAATGGTACAAATGTATCCGACGGACGGAATTGGGGCAATATCACCGTCTATCGTAACAGTTGTAATACGCGTATCGGCAAATAATTTTGTGGCATCCTCTGCATAATTATCATATGGGGTCGGAACAATCCATATACCATTTTCATTCGATGCCTGAGGGGAATCAATAAAGGCAATCACCGTACCATCAACTACAATAAACCCGTGATATTTCGGGGTCACTATGCCCATCTTAATAGACTCGTCCTCCAACATTAACCGAAACCTTGTAGTAACCGGATGTTCATCTTCAACAATCTGTTCAATGTCATCAAAATCCTGCGCGGTTACAGAATATTTGTATAACGACATGTCATTGCCATCGATAAAAAATTGCACAAACGGGACATCATTTTTTAAAGACCGAATGCGAAAAGGAACAATCCTTACAGGAATTTCCTGCACAGATAATTCTTTTAGAACAAATGAAAAATCCTTTCTGATACTATCATCAATAACCATCCGTGGCTCTATACCAAGCGGTTCTTCTTGATAGTCATCTTCATCACTTTCATCATTGTATACTGCCCTCTGTAAAAATTTTTGTATAAAGTATTGTTTGTTTTCTCTATCATAAACTTTCATATACATATAAACCATAGATTTATTTTAAGTTTTTTCATATATTGATCACATTCTTAAACAATACTAATCATATAAAATTGTTTGTTAATGACTACAATAACCAATAACAACTAACTATGCTCGGTCTTATTCACCTATTTACATTCGTGCTTGCCCTTTTCCGTGACAATAATAACCCATATGAGGGTGTTGATATGCGTGATGATGAATACCACTATGATAAACGCGCATGTAAACTTAATATTGCACGACAGTACGAACAGAAAAAATTATTGAACACACTATTAAATGAAAACTTGGACTACGAATTAAAATTGCGTCTTGCCAAACAGAACAAGCATCTGTTTGATACAGACATGTATAGCATGCACTTTCAAGACCTAATGCATGAATGGAATAATGTGTTTTAAAAATCTATGTATAGCCATATAATTACATATTACATTTGAAAATTTCAAAATCTTTATCCCAAAATTCAAAATATTCCGAATTAACTAATCCATTTCCTCTATGGTATTTCGTTGTTGCATGTTTCTGTGATGGAATTTTCCAGTTACCATATAATTGCGATAAATATAAATCGCTGTTTAGTGGTATGTTGTAACTTTTTCCATTTAAAATTTTTTTGTCTAATTGTGGAAATGCTGGATTTGTATATATATCACAATACAAATTACTATATTTAGTTTTAACACTAATCATATTACCAGATTCTTTTTGGGGAAAATCATTATATGTTCTTATTCGTTCTAATCCATATTTATTAAAATCTATTGAGTTTAATTTATCCCAATTTGATAAGTGTGTTGTTACATCAATATCTGTATCCTTCTCCATTAATCCATTTTCTCTTATACAACCTAATAATGTTCCACAATCTAAATAATAAGGTATATTATTTTCATCCAAAATATCAACTACATTACGTAAAAGATAGTTCATTAAACCTAATCTGCTCTTTGTAAAATCTCGTATTTTAGTCGCCGATATTTCGTTTGAATATGGTAAATATTGAATAGGCATAATGCTTTTAACATAATCAATACCAGGAAATTTTTTGTTATCATCTGCTCTCATAAAGCACATATTTTCATATTTTAATAAATTAGTAAATAAACTATGTACTTTATCTGTGCTAATTTCATATTTAATAGAAAAAAAATCTTGATGGCATACAGATAATTCATATTTATCCTGACACTTTGTAAAATAGTATGGATACTGAACGATTTTATCTTTTAATAAGTTTAATTCAAATGGGGTTTTAATTTTTATAGGAGTTGTTGTCGTAATATATTTATAGTTTTTAGCATCAAATATGATAGGAATAGCATACCATGGTTTTCTAATATGAGAAAAACCAATAAATAAATCATTTTTCCAATGACACAAGTTGGTTCCGCCAAATAACGTTTTGTTTGTAAACAATGACGGATTTCCATATACTAACTCACATTCACCTGATGTTTCATTTATCAGTTTAACAACACATAATTCAAGGAAAGAATATATAAAATATAATTCGTTTTTATAAACGTAAGGAATCCAGTTTTTTTGATAAATATTACTCACATCATAATTTTTTATATTTAATTGACAAATTTTATTTTTTTTAACATTATACAAATACATTTGTCTTTGTTTACTATTTTTTGGTAAACCATTCATTATTACGTATAATTCTTCATTAAATATTATATATCTATAATCTTCTGATCCACCGTGTATAGTGCTATTATTATGTATATCAAAAGTAGTTGACTTATAATCAGTTTTGGTTTCTTTCATTACCATACGTCCATTTCCATCAAATAAACGACCTTTATAGTCTCTTTCATTATATATAATATAATTGTCATCCTTATACAAGTGATTTGATCTATTACCAATAGGTAATGTTGTAAATTTACTATTACAAAGGCATCTATATTTTAATATTTTTTTATTAGAATCATCAATTAATTCATGGTTTTTGCACATATTTACATCTAATGTATCCCATACATTAGATTTTTGTCCTTTATCCCATATATTAGATTTTTGTCCTTTATATACCCAAAATGAATTATTTCTATTTTTATCACTATGTGGGATTAAATTATTAAAATTAGTAGCAAATATTTCAAAATTATCATAATCAAAAATACCTATATCGGTATTTTTTAATATATTTGTATTTTTAATTTCGTAATTTTCAGTAAAATTATTTGTTATATATTCTTTTATAGCGTTTGTTGGATCTATATCATTAATAATAAAAATATCATATACATATTTTTCTAAATTCTTTTTACGATTATCATAAGAATCAACATCAGAAACATTTTTTATTTTTTCAATACTATTATTATCATGTAACCCTACAATAATTTTTTCAGTATGTTGTTGCATGCTTTCTAATAATTTTATATGACCTTTATGTAATTTATCAAAACAACCAATTGTGAAAATATATTCAACCATATAATATATTGTATATTGTATATTTTTCTCGGCATTTTAACCATTCAATGGTGTAAAAATCTATGTATAGTTCAAACAATCACGATGGAGAATAATATGCCTTTTTTAGCGTATGGTATAATGACAATCACTACAATGGTGATGGCGTTTCTTACATTTATTGATAGACATCGTTGGTCCAACCCTGTCGAACTCAACAACGAACAACCGATTGTTAAGATTGAAGGGACGATCGTGCAATAACTTGAGTGAAGAACCCATCAATGCTTTCTTTGTTTGAACCAAGGTTAATAATATCCGGGGCATGAACGGTGTCATTTCCTGGTTCATACATCAACATTGCCGGAATAGATGGAATCACCCGTTTACTTTTAAGATGAGCATATAGTTCAAAATTGTCATCAACGTCAAGAACTCCTCTTGTTACGTTATCGGGCATCCGATTGAACCAATCTTTGACAAGTGGTTCAATTTGTTTGCAAGGACCGCACCACTCTGCTCCAAATTTCAGTACAACTGGTCCAGGAGATCCTCTGATTATAGATTGCAATGCAGTTTTGTCGGATATTTCTTCAATTAGCATAAGTATACATAAACAGTGATATATTGTTTATGTGTTTTACAAATAAACATCTATGTATACACCATATTATGTATTGTCAGCTCCTATTATTGGCATCAATATTAGGAGTTAGTTTATGCAGCGATTACAAAGCGGTCGATGTGTTGGATCTTACCAAGTATACTGGTAAATGGTATCAAGTGTATGAAGACAAATTCGATAAATTATTTCAAAAAGACGGAAAATGTGCAACTGCAGAATATGGAATAAATGATAATGGTACTGTATCAGTATTTAACCAACAGATAGATCCAGCTGGAGCGTATGATAATATTCGCGGGTATGCGTATTATAAAGATGGGGATTGTTGCGGCTACTTAACGGTGCACTTGGACGGCGCAACTGACGCACCTTACTGGGTATTGGAATTAGGACCAGTATTTGATGGTTATTATGATTATTCAATTATTTCGGATAACAAGGCGTTATCATTATTTGTATTGACAAGAGATGTAAAACGGTACTATCAGTTATACGACTACAATGTACTGAAATCGTTAGTTAACTTTGGATTTAATAAAAAGTATAATACGCCAATCACGATGAACCAGACTAATTGTCAAGTATAAATGGTTGAAATAATCAGCACGGCCCGCGTGCGTTTGGTGGTGGATTCTCTACTTTTTTAAACAGCGAATATGGATATATGTATATTTTGGCACCATTTTGTTTAATTGCCTGTAAATGGAAATGCCGGTGCTCACAATCCATATCAAAAACATTAATGAGACTTTTTGACACACATGCCATATGTGTCTGTACAGAACCCTCTGGAAACAAGGTCCAGTCAATTATGTCCGAATAATAACAGTTGATAAACTTACTGGTTTTATATATTGCAAATCCATTAAATGCGGAATGTACAGGAATAAATGCATTCTCGCCCATGCGTTTATAAATTTGTAAAATATTATGAAGATATTTTTTACATAGATCAATATCACGTGATTTTGGACACATATGAAAAAAACTATAGATAAAGGGCTGTATAGATAGTGCCCAATAGTCATAATAACCGGCCTCTCTATCAAATGATACAGAGTCCCAACCTTCTCTATATTTTAAGACGGTTTCCAGTATGTCTATATTTATATCACCAACGCATGCATATTCATTTGAATCCATCATAATAAAATAGTCTGGACGCATAACCCATTTTCTTATCTCTTGAAGTAAGAAATTGCGTGCAGTCGATATATTTTTTGTCCTTTCATTTGCGCCCGTGTATAATTTTGAACCCCCTTTAATGATAGTAATATTGGTATGTGTTCTATGATAGTTTTCAAGTATTTCAAGTGACTTATCATGAGATTTGTCATAGTATACAATAATTTCGATTGTAAATAGTCGTTGCATTTTTTGTATATTATTGAGTACACTCGGCAATCCCTGCTCATTATTGAGTACACATAGACATACACAACAAGTTCCAAACATTCTTTATAATTACCATAAAGAATGTTTATATTTATTATTTTTGACACAAAAATATTAAAAGAAAATACTTTGTATGATAAATGGAACATAATTTGGAATTATCAATGTACTCCCTCAAAGACCTCTTACAACTGTTTAAAATTAAAACATATAATCCAACACATGATGAAATGATTGCTGCGAAAAAGCAGGTACTTATGACACATCCGGATAAATCGAAACTGCCGAGCGAATATTTTTTGTTTTATAAAAAGGCATATGATATGGTCCTAAGTTATTACAAAGAACAAACCAAACAGTCGGCAATTGTTGAAGATAAACCATATGTTCCAATGAATGAAGATGATGAAGAAACCATCAAGATCAAAACGCGACTTGAAAAGATAGATACGAAAAAGTTCTCAAAAGCATTCAATGAAGTTTATGAAAAGGTTGCGCCCAGCAATATTGATAAGAGCAAGAATGAATGGTTTCAAAAAGACGAGCCTGCAATGGACATCCCGGAAAATATTACGGTTGCTACAATGGGTAAGGCACTTGATACTATGAGATCACAGCAAGTAGTTGTTCGGAGAGATGTACAAGAGATTAATCGTGGTGGAGGGTCCGGACTATATGATGACGATGAAGACGGTTCATACATCGGTTCAGACCCATTCGGAAAACTCCGGTTTGATGATCTCCGAAGGGTCCATAAAGACGAAACTGTTTTCAATGTGCGCGAGACGGATATTAATCATGTTACACAATATAAAAATGCGGAACATCTTGCAAGGTCGCGCAAACAACAGGAATCAGAACCTCTTGACCAAGCATCTGCTATTGCAAGGGAGGCTGCACATAAGAAAGCATATGAAGAGCGAATGGCACAGAAACGCCATGCCGCGACTTTAAAAACCATCGAGCATGAAAAAAATAGCGGTCAGGTCATGGCTACGCTGTTTTATCGCTTAACGAATTAGTATCATATGGTTGCCTTCGTGGTTGAAATAACCACTCTTTGCTGACTGATGTCATCAGGGCTCCGTAATCAGTATGTTGACATTCTATGTCACTATAACCAGCAAGCTGCGACACTGTTATTGGTGTGATTAAAAACCATTTCCCCGTCTTCTGTAGATGTTTCCAGTAAATATCAAGAGCAAATTCTCTCCTGTTTTGAGGATTTCGTAACAAGTTTGTTACACCTTCCCTGTAGTTTGAAATAAGAGTGTCATAATATTCTCGTTTTACCACGTACCCAGTTGTAGTCTGGCAATTATAGACTTTTATGCAAAATGGCGAAACTACTTGGTACGGAATGGAATTGTTGCCAGCAACGAGAATGACGTCCCATTCTATACCCGAATTAATGAACTGCCGAAACGATGTTTTGAATGTCTCGGGGTCGAGAAAATGGATGTCATCCTCACAAATAAACACGTGCTCCCATCCCTTTTCCTTGGCAATCTCAAGGCATTTAATATGACTAAATGTACAACCGACTGCACCATCGTCCATCTTAATCGCACTGAAACGTGTGCCTGGAATGCCCATATTGGAGAGTTGCTCTTCCACGTGCTCACAGCGGTCCGTGCGATGATTAAGATTTATGTAAAGGCATTTTTGTAAGTACTCCATGTAGTTACAAATATATATTTTCTATGTTTATGTTATTTTACTTATCGATCGTCCAAGTTAATAATACGATCCATGTAAGGGAGAATGTCCTGATCATGTGTAATAACAATTAATGTCCTGTCTCCCGTTTCATCCACAATTAATTTCATTATCTTCTTACGTGTGTTGCGATCAAGACCAGCCAACGGTTCGTCTAATACGAGCACTTTGGATTTTCTGCAGATACCACGTATTATCATAGTAACCTTTTGCATTCCCAGTGATAACTCTCCGCCAGATACACCGACATCCGCATCCACACCGTTCACGAAGACCCCTTCAAGATCATACTTTTTAAGTATACCGCGAATTTCCTTCTCAGAGCGGGAATTGCCATATTTCATGTTGTCAATTACTGAACCATTGAACATGGCCGTACGCTGATTATTGTAGTTAACGTGTTCGCGCAGCGAATTCTTGTCTATGCTTGATACATCGGTATTGCCAATTTTAATGCTTCCCGATTTCGGAGCGTGAAGACCAACCAACAGCTTCATAAGGGTTGTTTTCCCCGATCCAGATTTTCCCATGATCGCAATCTTTTCATTTTCCGAAATTTGAAGGGAATAATTGTTAAGAACAGCATCATCGTCCTTTCCGTATGAGAAAGTAACGTTATTGAAATATATGTCACCGGGAGGAATATTGGTTGTCTTCGTTTTCAGTTTGCTATATTTGAATGCATCATTGATAAAGTCCTTCCCGGAGTTAATAATGCCGGCGCGGTAAGCTACATTGTACATAAGACCATAACCAACTGTGTTCAATGAAGACGTGAAATTTCCTAACACAAGAAGCGATGCAATTGTTGTCTCAACATTAATTGTACCATTGGCTACATGTCCATAAAGGGTAAATGCGCCTGCACCATACATGACCGTCATGATCGTGTCTATAATGCCCATGGCAATCGTTTCGTGATCCATGATTTTTTTGAGTTTTTTACAGTTGGTATCCTCCATTGCATCATTGCTTGCAATTGCTTCATCTCCTTGGTTGTTTACCACTATGTTCATCATATTACTGAGCTTACTTTGCAGTTCTTCGGCAACCGTGTTCGTGAAAAAATCTTCCCGATCTTTTGCAAGATGCATTGCTTCAAATGCAGCATGAATACTGTAAACCAGCAATAATAAGCTACCACCTGCCATGATTTTCCATATTCCCGGGACAGTGTACGACAGATACGCGCCATACACTATAGTCATGACAACATATGGAACATAATGACCAAGTAAGTAATGAAACAAGTCTCGCACATTTCGTGTGAGTTCCATCCCTCGCGCCAAATACTCCGCACTTTTAATATCCTTGTAATCAGATGCACTTCTATTTACAGTACCCGCAAACATGGCAGTTCGCAAGTACTTAAAGTACAAAGGATTCAAATATGACTCGATCGCAAATTTTGCAATGTCCGCCAGCTTTCCAAGTACCATAATGAGTATTGTCGCTATAATGAGACCGGCCGCATTAAGTTTTTTAAGATTGTTCAAAATATCATACGGATCAGCAAACTTTTTCGTGTCTTGTATTGCTTTATACAACCGAGCAGTTACCTTTGGAAACAATATGCCTTCAAGAGGGAATATAAATATGATAATGGCAAAATAGCTAAGAAAAATGAGTATGTGTTCCGACACGAAGTCGCCAAATAGATATTTAAATAGCATATATATTGTACTTATAAAATCAGCCTGAAATATTAACCACCTCTTCCACTGAACTATCCTCCTTTGTTTCATTGGTCGTTTGAACATCTGTGGTATGATGGTTGTTCTCGTGATCCGTATTGATATTTTCTTGGACACTTACGTCACTGTCAACACCACTATCATCGCTAAGTTGATTAAACATAAATGGCATTGCCGACCCATTGTCACTATTCTTTTTCATTGATTCCAATTCTCCACTGATTGCTTCGAGATGCGTTTTCACGCCATTTACTTGAATCTTTAAATCGGAAATCATTTTCACAATATCAGATAGCGTGGTTGTTGTATCATTACGAAACGATTGTAACTCGCTTGCAAATGGATTACTTATAGTGATTTCGTTCCTACTCTCCATTAATGCATTCATTTCATTCTGCGTTAACGGCCGTTCATCATTGGTAGGTTCCGAAAAATTTGGCGCAGGTGGCACGGGTCGGTCAAACATTGTAGCATATTCTTGTTGTCGCGTTTCATATATCGTGTTTACATTCTGGGGTTGTTGCGTTGGCTTTGGATCAAGACGTCCTTTTATGTCTTCTGCCATTTTTTGCAAGGTTCTCCTGTTGACTCTTCTCAGCTTTTTATCATCTACGGGCCCTACTTCGGAGTGCATTTTTCGAATAAATTCTCTAAACCATCTGGACTGTTCTTCAATGTCGGAGAACGCACGAGACACATCCGGATGACTGGATATGACATCCCACAATCGTTTTTGATTTGCTTCATTTACAAATGCTGCCATTGAGTTTTATACCTCATTGTATTTAATTTATTTGAGTGGGTACATATTATTATGAAAGCCTAATAATATTACTTTTTCTTTCGCTCAGTTTTGGACTTTCGGTGATTCTTTGACTTCTTTTTGTGTCGTTTTTTGAGGGTCTTTGATTTTCCCGCTCCCTTGACAGGATATATTGTTAGAGGATCTGCCTCGGTATATTCAAATGCATCCGTCCCATTTTGTGCCCCAGTCTCATTTTCGATATTGCGGTATAGATTCACAAGAAAGTGGTCCACGTAATCAGTCGGTCCGTATGGCACCTGACCTTCGTAACTATGTTCGATGCGTCCCACCTTGTTTCCCTTGGAGTTGACAAAAGGTGCCGGGAATACGCGGGTGTATATAACAAATGCTTCTTTCTCAAACGCTTCTTTCTGCAAAATCCGCTTATACCGGTTATTGAACTCGGTAAGTGCATTATAAATATCGGTAATACCGGTTTCGATCTTACGTATTTTTTCTTCCATTGCTTCATCTACGTCCTCGAGTTTATAGATAGATTCCTCGTATACCAATACCGACGCATCAAAATCAGTCTTCATCACATCCAACCTTTCCTTATGATTAAGCAGTTCCTCCGATTCTTCGACACCTTCGGTCTCTTCAATTGCGTTTTTAAATTCGGCTATCTTTTCTGGCATTATGTCAATAATATTAAACTCTTGGTCCGCAGTTTCGGGATTGGCATCGCCACTTGCTTCTTCGGAAGACACCTCCTCAGATTCATTAGACGTCCCCTCTACCGCATCGTCGGAAGTTGTTTGAATAACGAGAGCGCTATTATCAATAGGCTCAGACGCCGCATCTTGCTTGGGATCGTCACTGTCGCTGGGCATCGCATTGTCAGTCGAACCGTCGAAAGGCTTACTGGAACTGTCGAAGCTGGATTGCGCAGGCGGTTCCTCGCTGGATTCTCCTTCACTGGGTTTAACCGGAGCACCCAATTCCATAGGTGTTTCGGGAGAAGTTTCAGTCGACGTACCTTGTAAAGGAGTATTTTTTAGAGCTTCCACTTGCGCATCATAACAATTGCCGTATTTGATAAATTTCTCGTTTGCTATCTGCTGACACTCTTCAGACTTATCATTTTTATCAGGATGGAGTTTTAAGAATGCGCGCTGACTATTTTTTTTTAATATTTTCTCATCACCAATGTCTTCCATTTCTGTACATGCTTGGTCCACGTCATAATTATGAGCTTTACATTGAGACAAATCAGCCATGGTATGTATAAGTATACACTACCTATACATATTTTCATGAATTACATGTTAAATAGTTTGGTACGCAATTGAGACATTGTCTTATCACTAATTTGTATATCATTAAAATAATTTGAAATCTCTTCTGGTGTTGATTTACGTCCATTAATCTTTTGTGTTACATGAGTATCAAGGAAGTGTAATGCATACATACCGCATTGACCATCTTCCAATTGATGCTCACGTATCGTCTCGTATTCAGTCATTCCTCCACCTTCGCGCTTGATACGATCCATAAAGTCCCGAATTTCCCCGGGACAAGGGCTACCCACGCTGTCAAAATACATAATATATTTCTTCTTAAAGTCGGCAAACAATGACACCCAGTGTGTTCCCGGGCCATCATGTGTGTCCAGGTTAAATACCCATCCCGCTCGCTTATAATCGCCCATGCCCTTGGGACTAAAATTGCATATTTCAGGAGTTATGCATGCGCCTGACCATGTACGTTGCGCAAAATCAATGGGCGCAGGGGAAAAATAGATGAAATCAGGGTAAGCCTCCATGTATTGATACATTACCGAGTCTATATCAACATTCGTGAGCCATGTGTCCATGTTTGTCCGCCACTTCTTTGGCGCAGATGGTGCAAAGTGGAGAAACCGCAGCCGCACGGCAACATCAATAGGAAGCGTATTTAGCCAGCACATTTCATTTTCCGAGCATTTTGGCATACGCCTCTTTAATGCGCTCAACATTCCCTTTTTGGTATCCGCCTTAATGGGAGAGCTATTGTGCCGGTTAAACTGGGTCACTAATTCTCGAAGTGCGGATTCCGTAAAGCATGTTGGTCCTCCTCTATATCTGGGAGCACAGCGGGTTTTATTTTTAGGCGTTCGTTTTTGCGGACGCGTTGATTTGGTATTTGCAGTTGGCATCTGATATACCCGTAGAATTTATCCTCGTTTAACCACACGGTCAGAACTCCAGAATGACCAACCAGAAGCACCCGCATATTTTTGTACCTGTTCTTCTTCATAACGTTCTCGTTCGTCATCAGTCTCTTGCTGTATTTTTTCAAGTTCCCATGTTCTATGCAAGCATTTAACAAATGACCGAAACAAAACATACATATCGCTATTCACCATTTTCCCGTCAATAATGTCCTCTACTTGGGACATTATCTTACCTTTTTCCTTCTGCATATCTTTAAGAAACGTATCGCCGTAATTTTCAGGCTCCTTTACCTCCATAACCTTTCTGTAATTCTTTGCGTTCAACAAACATTGAAGGGTTATATCATTCATTCCGTTGGTGCCTTCATCATCACTCACTTTATCTCCCTCTTCTTCTAATAAACTAACATCATCGCAATCATCCTCCTGTTCCATATAATCCATATATACAATCAGTATGTTTTGAGTTGTTAAAGTAACCGCAAATCATCAAAAAATGTCGCGGTAATGTATAATGTCCAATTTAGGAGGAAGCGCACAAGGATTCTCAGGAAAACAAAATAGACTCGGGTATAGACTTGGTCAAGAATCGGCCACGCGTCGTGTTGTGCGTTTATCGTGGAAACCTTCAGGAACTAATTACAATGACGTAAAATATCAGAAGGCCACTACCGCATCATCGGGCGATTATACCCGTTATCGTCGTGAACGCGCGACTGCAAAAAACTACAATGACAGTGCATTGTAAACCAGCAACATTTTTCTCAAATACTGAGAAAAATGTTTATTTTGCTCTTTTCATGAATTTATATACAATATATGTTCCAACCAGTGTAACTGCTCCAACATATGCATGGATCGAGACGGTATTTAATACGTTATTTAATACGTTATTTAATACGTTATTTAATACGTTATTTAATACGTTATTCTTAATTGCGTCAATAATACGGTAATCCGTACCATCATCATCTTCGGGTAAAAATGTGATAAACGGTATTTGGTTTTCATCAAGGGAACCACATTGCTCAATATAGTCATTCACTGGATCAGAACTTATCGGTCGCGTCGACGGTTGTTTATAATTATGTTTATTCACGCACGCCGGAACTTTCGTTATGTCTTGTTTAAAGTAATTCACAAACATTATATTATACATACAGCATTTAATATCAACTTGTGTACATATCAAAGGTCATTTTAATAGGCCCTGCTCCATGAGTCAATGTCTTCTTATAGTTCGGGTAACCGTGGTCGGCACATGGCGTATTGGTACCTTCCGCTGGTAACAAGTTCTTTTCAAATTTATGGTACAGGTCGTAATCATCGGGCGACATACAAGCCTCGCCGCACTGATTAAATATGTCATCAATAGACCAGAATTTCGCGAGACCAACAGAGGAGTCACACTCCTCACAGCATGGATCAGTGTCGGGTTTAAAAGGGTTCCAAGTTGCTCCAACATTAGACATCTGCTTTTTAAGAGAAGCATGCAAGCGAAGCGAGTCAACGTACATCCACTCCACTGCCCGGGCTGGACTGAGTAGCTTGCAGTAGTGCATTCCTGCAGGGCAAGGCAGATGCTTTCCCTCTACTCCTTTTTCCCCACAGGGAAAAGGGTTTGAATTTTTGTAGGGAAACGAAGCTGAAAAAAGTTCCACCCCCTGATCACCGCGATCGTTGTAATCGAGCCCAGACCAGATCCAACACGGACCCGCCGCACAGACTTTCTTGTCCGCCTGAGACACCACTAACTGCTGTCCCACGCTCTCATAGCGTTTGCGGGTGGCGTCGGGAATGAGGTTTAGTGCATAATCAATTGCAGCCTGGTTGATTTCTGCGCAGCGGGCTGCTTCCAAACCGTCTGATACGTCGAGATCCAAAGCCATGGCTCCCGTGACATTGGCTGCCTGCCAAATCGCCTGCCGCGATTTCATCTTGGACTTCAGTTCTTTTGCAGAGACGGGAAGAAAGCCTGAATCAACGGTATCGGATCCGATAGAAAACCGCCAAATATCCAACTCCGATCCCGTCTCGTACCACACTTGGGTGACGGAGGTCATTTCAAGCGTGCAGCGCGACGCATCATCGCACAGCGCCGATTCCTTGCCGTTACCAGGGTTCCCCGAGGGGGTGTTCGCTGTCTTCACACCAGTAGCGCGGTCGGTGCCCGCATGCACCTTGGGTAAGTGACAGGACGGGTCTTCCTCTGTGACGATATGCTGCGAATCCATCGTGGTAAACTCAAGACCCTTCACATCGCCACCCATAATGGTTGTTGCCCGCGCTGTCCATGGGGTGCCCGCAGTACAACCCGGTTGCTCGGGACAAGTTCCGTACTCAAGACCTCCGTACTCATCGACTGCCTCGCAGTAGCATGGAGGCTTGAACTGATGGAACCCCTCCATCTGCAGAGCCTCAATCAGGGGCGCAAAGAGCTCTTGCGATGCAAGCATACGTGCATCCAGTTGGCTAAACGAAGCATCCCCAAGAATGGCCTGCATAAAATAAGACATATCAGCGGCTACCAGTGCGTGCGCTTCGTCGTAAGTGATCTCCGGAACAAAGTCTCGTTCCTTAACGAGCAAAGGGATTTCCCCGGAGGCGAACTGCATGTGAGACATTCCCTTGATGGCCGTTACTGGGAAGTAATGTGCATTCTTCACAGGATCCTCTGCCATGTTAATCATCGTGAACGAAGACTCGGCAATGCGAGAAATGCGACAGAGTCCGTCAAGCTCGCCCCCGATTGTAAGTACAGGACAAGTAGGATATGCATATTGACCAGGTCCTTCTTCCGCCACCGCATCAGACTTAAATGATCGTGTCAAGAATGATCCCATAAGAACCATCCCCTTCGGGTTATTGAAACCATCGGGGAGCTTCTCTGGCTTAGAAACCAGGGAAGAAATTACAACGCCCCCAAGAGAGTGACCACTGTAGAAAGTTTCGTGATCGGCGGGTAGTCCCGCCTCCAGAAGCGACCCTGCTACACGATTTACCGCCTTCTTCATTCCGAGTGTGGACACGTTCGCGGGTAGAGACGGAATGCCCACCCATAAACCAGGAATCAGCTTTTGAAGGGACTCCATTAGGGGGATGTAAGCATCGGGTCCTATTCCACAACCAGGGGCGAGAATCATGGCTATATCACTGCCCCTACTCGCATCGTTTGGCGTTAGAATAATATCCTTATTGCTGCACATAACTGCACCAAAATAAGCTATAAGACACAGAATGTTCAAATGAGAAGATACAAACATTATATTATACATAAAGCTTTATTATCCAAATACTTTCGCAATGTATGGTATATGAAAGAAGATACCGCAATTGATCCTAATGCCGTATATAGAGCACTTATTTCATCACAAAGAAATATGTTTGTAAGTACCACAGTTGCAATTGCACTTATCGGTTTTAGTAACACCTTTTCCGATCGTAATTTACGGTTATTGATGACCGCATTGGGGAGTGCAATTCTCATCATCTCCATCATTATTGGTATGTCTGCTGCACAGGAATTTGCAAGTTTCATGAACCATCATGGTGATCTTATTCCAGAATATGTACCAGAAGGCACGTGGCAACGCATACCTTACTTACACTACGCATTTGTTTCTGTAATTGCAGTTTTCTATCTTACGTTTACCTTTGTAGTTTTCTTGCAGTAGAATGTATGTTTCAACAACATACATTCCATATACTTAGAATGCGGCATTGAAATCGAATACATTCGCATCTACCTTCTTATTGGCAAGCGAGTATTCAGAGTTGGTGCGCTCGAAAAAATTCACCTTGGTTTCTACACTGATCAACTCCATGAAATCAAATGGGTTAGCGCTGTTGTAAATTTTATCGTATCCAAGTTGCACACACAGACGGTCAGCAACAAACTCGATATATTGACTCATGAGCTTGGAGTTCATACCAATCATACGACAGGGGATAGCCTCCAAAATGAACTCCTTTTCAATTTCTACAGCCTCGGATACAATCTCGTGAATGCGTTTCTTCGATAGCTTCTTTTGAAGCTTGGTATACAACAGAATAGCGAACTCCGTATGGAGAGCTTCGTCGCGAGAGATCAGCTCATTTGAAAATGTGAGTCCTGGCATAAGGCCTCGTTTCTTGATCCAATAGATGGAAGCAAAACTTGAAGAGAAAAATATTCCCTCGACCACTGCAAAGGCCACCAACCGGGCCGCAAAGGAGCTGCGGTGGTCGCCAATCCATTTTCGAGCCCAGTCGGCCTTTTTCTGAATGCAGGGGAAATGATCAAGTGCATTAAATAGCTTGTCGCGTTCCTGCTTGTCTTTGATGTACGTATCGATCAATAGGCTGTACATTTCACTATGGATGTTTTCAATAGCAATTTGGAAGCCGTAAAAAGCTCTGGCCTCGGCCAGCTGCACGTCACCCATAAAGCGAATGGCCAGATTTTCCAATACAATTCCATCGGATGAAGCAAAAAACGCCAACACCATACTGATAAAATGTTTTTCGTCCTTACTCAGCTTTTCCCAGTCACCCAAATCACGAGACAAATCACATTCCTGTGGAACCCAAAAGCTATCCACCGATTTTTTATACATCTTCCAGATGTCATTATCCTTGATTGGAAACATTACATAGCGGCTATCGTCAGGAGTAAGCAAGGGTTCGGTCGTCGTGGAATCCGTCATTCCTAAATTACAATAAAGAGGGTGTAGATTTTATGTTTTTTCATAAATGAATATTTGTTAGCATATATTGATTAATTGTAATTGTTTTAACAGCAAAAATGCTAATAAAAATATATTTCTAATTATAATAGGTTAGGATATAACATTTTAAGAGCTCGTTGCGTTGAGAATTTGTGATAAGAACAGCTCTTACTAATGGTTGTTGGGTTTTTCTATGTCTCGACCTTCGTCAAGAAGCATAATTCCCATTGCCGCATAATTATGTAAATCAACAAGTGTGTCACGGATACCCTCATCATCAACCAGTGCAATTCCATTATTTGTAATAGACATAGATCGCTGGATTTTATCTCCGATCCGCATAAGAACCCCAATAACACCATATTTGGCAAAAGCGTCTCCATAATCAGCGTTTTTCTTCTTAAATAGCTCAAGTCCGGCGCGTTGGACCATTTCCATTTGCTCAATGCGATTCATTATATACATCCATACTTGGTTTTTATATATTTTTAATATTATTCCTGTGTAACATGAGCATTAACGGTAATAAATAATATTTTTATGAATTGTTTTCAGTTTTTTATTTTATATAGAGGCAATATATATTAGCGCCCTCTCCCATGCACAACAAAAATTCTAAGACTGATGGGTCCCGGCGTAACAAACGCAGCAAAAAGTACATTGATGCCCGCTTTATGGATGATATGTACGAAACATCCGAAACGGTTAGTAATACAGGCGATAATTATCAGTACCTATCCGTAGGTGAAAAAGAGCGTCTGGAGAACATGTTTACCCGCCCACAAAATATCAGTCAGGAACGATATACCAGAGTGTTAGGACAAAAGAAAAGCAAGATTGTTGTTGCCACAGGACCTGCAGGTACAGGAAAGACATTGTTTGCAACTGAATATGGTATTCGTTATTTTATGAGAGGCACTATAGAAAAAATTATTTTCACACGGCCATCGGTAGCAGTAGATGAGGACATGGGATACCTTCCTGGTACCCTTGAAGACAAAATGGCACCATGGGTACGTCCTATTTATGATATATTATACACATTTATGAGCGTAAAAGAAGTGACTGAGCTTATCGAGGAGAAGAAAATAGAAATTGCTCCTCTTGGTTACATGCGCGGGAGAACCTTTAAAAATGCATGGATTATCGCCGACGAAATGCAAAACTCCACCGTTGCTCAAATGAAAATGCTTCTCACGCGCATCGGAGAAAATAGTAGAATCGTTATTACCGGCGATTTACAACAACATGACCGAGGAGAAGCAATGAATGGTCTGGAAGACTTTCTCAATAAATTTCGCGGGCGCCGAAGTTCAAGTATTACCAGTATTGAATTTCAAAGTGACGATATTCAGCGCGAAGAAGTAGTGAAAGAAGTACTTGATATATACGAGAATGAATGTATTCCACCTGCATATCGTGACGATCCCTTATTCATTTCCACAAAAAATGAAATGGACAGCACAAGCGACCTATCTGACGATATAATACCAGAAGAGGTAGATCATACAGGAGAACCTGATGTAAACTCATCAGAAGTGTGTGCTACAATTGTAAATGATGTAGTAAATCTAATTGCAATTGCCGTTGAAAATTCTGTTTAATGTCTCATTTTTATTCGACTGTTATACTATAAAGATGAGATTGATCAAAGAAACTACCGTTATAAATGTTGTTGTATTGTTTGCGCTACTCAATGCAGCATACCTCATTTACTATAAACATATGCCTGCAATGTTTGCATTTTTATTGACCGGCCTTATTGTTTCGTTTTTTACGCGTAATGTAACTATTGTGCTTACCATCGCTATTATTGCAGCACACACCTTTATTATGTACAAGAAACAGCGGAAGGAAGGTTTAGAAAATAAGGACAAAAAGTCCAAGAAAAACTCCGAAGATGATGATGAACCAGAAGACCCCATTGACGAAGACGATGACATGGGGGATGATTTTGCAAATATGTCCAAGGACCAATTAAAGGACATGATAAGTAAGAGAAAAGACATTCAAGAGGACCTTACGAATATTCTGAAGATCCAAAATGAGGTCGTTGGTGGTGCACAAAAGCTTGAGCCCCTTATGAAAAAAACGGAAGCATTTATCAACAAATACAAACACCTTGAGGATCTTGGTCGTAAATTCATGAATGAGTCATCGGAGTAAAATCGTATCTTATTGTATATGAACCCTGATCTTATACAATTAATTTTAATCATTGCAATATTTTCGCTGGTCGGCGCATATTTATATGAAGAAGCGACCGGCGTTAGTATACACAAAGCTACGAAACATTATTACAATGAAGCTTTGTACACAGTAGGGCTTAAAAAACGACCAAAACGAGAAGCATTTGTAGGTAAAATCGTTAAGATTTTTATCGGTATAGGAAAAATCCTGACGAATGTGCTGGGACTCGCGAAGTTCTTTGTAAATCTGTCTACTGGGACATTATTCTTAGTAACGGGTGCTATAATGGCAGTGTCGCTATCTATCATGTCAATCATGAAGGGGTTTTGGGAATGGTTCGTGCTAACTCTTTACATAATAGAATTCTCATTGTCTCACCTCTTCTGTTTTATGAAAATACTGTTTACTGCGCCATCATGCTTATTATGGTATGCTCTTGAAACATTCGGTAAGATTCTTTACCTATGCACATTTGGTCTTCTGATTGGCATTATGGCACTATTCGGCATTGATCTGAAACCCGCTGAGGCCGCAATGTGGAGAATGCTTATGTATTTAGACAGAATCGTGTTCGGACTCATCGGATATCATTTCTTACACTTCCCTCGTTGGGTTCGGGATCTCTGCTACAACTGCAAACGGTTAAAAACATCAACTGTAGGAAGTCAATTTGCACGATTAAGTGAAGTCGTTCTTAAAGACGTTCCAAATGACGCCAAGCCCGGATTGTCGTTAATGGAGAAAGGTGGTTCTCAATTCATTGACGCACTCAAGTTCATCAAAAAGGCGCTTGGGTAAATATATGTCTGTATTGTAATGACAAGCCATTGTCCTCCTGGCGTAATATGTATTGAGAACATGACCTTATTCATGTTAATAATCGCAATTGGTATTACGTACTATGTAATGCGTATCCCAGAACAAAAGTCTTCTGTTATACCGGAAGTAAACGTAAAAGTAACAAATGAAAAACAAGACAATATTTTTTCGGATCCATTTAGAGCACCTAAAGACCATACACAAGGTGTCCCTATTAATACGCGCACGCGCGGTCAAGACGACAACTTTCAACAAATTGGTATCCTCACCCGTCAAGGTTCTCCGGAAAACTTGATTCTACCCCTAATGGGCCGGGCATCTGACCGGGGTCGTGATTTATGGGAGTACTATACCACGTCTAATACCGGGTCCGTAAATACGCGCCTCCCCATAAAGGTAAATGGCAAAAATTGTAGCTCTCAGTACGGCTGCGATTCCATTGTAAGTGGCGATACGGTATTTGTTGACGGTTACAACGACGTATTTACAGTAACCAAATACGAAAACGCAACTCTCCGATACATCCCCACAATTTTGTAATCACACCATTATTGTTATATTTTGTATACCTATACAGTATATGGCATCATTTAACCCAAATAAGGAACCAGATTTAAATAGAATACTCATTCATGATTTTAGCACGTCTCGTTCCCTTAACCTTAACAATAATACACTACGTAAACTGAATGATTATGTACAAATTACCCGTCTTAATAGCATCTATCCGGATAAGACGATAACGATTGAGGGGGTCGATTATCTACCAACCGAATTCTATTTTACGGGAAAAATACATAATATATCAGGTCTCACGCAAGCGGGAGAGATTGTAATTAAGCACACCCACTCAAATGAAAGTGAGTTGTATTTATACTTGCCTATCATGGTCGATCCTGTTGCCGAAAGTACTCCAGTAAGCAATTTAATCTCGTCCGTTGTAGAGTTCAACAAGGATGATGATACCACACAGCCGTTTAATTTTGCTCGCGTAATTGATAAGCAAAAGAACGCATTTTATTACAAAAACAACAACATTATTTCGGTTGTATTTACTACTCCGTTATTTGTACCCGAATATCCAGATACATTCAGAGGAGTACCAGAATTCATAAAAGCGCCCAACATGAAGGACTATTCAATCATTCCACTTAACCTTACAAACGATGAACAAATATACATCGATTGCAATCCCACCGGGGAAAGTGCTGACACCATTGCTGCATACAATATCCCCATCAACAGTGAATACTCGAAAATTTCCGCCAACAGTATGTTCGAGCGTCACGCAACGTTCTCAGGAATGTTCTTGATTTCGCTTATTGGTGTCTATATGATCGTACCGTATTTTTACCGCTCGTACATTATTGAGAGCACCATCATATGGGGGAAAGATGAAAAAACCCGTAATACCATATGTCCAGCAAACGAAAAAGACTCATTTATTGAATGTATCCATAAGAGAATCGCGGAATCAAATTCAATCATATGGTACATCTTTTTTGCAATCATCATGCTTCACTTTTCAGAAGGGCTCATTGAGAAAAATTCTACCCAACTGGCAATTTCCATGTACATATTTATTGGTTTTGTGGCAGCAGTGATGTCAATTATGACACGCGGCTCGAATCCACAATTCTATTTCTACAAGGGAGAACAGCTATATCCTCCCCGGGAGACCGAATATGCCAACTTTAATTGGCTTCCTGCAAGTATCCTACCTTCATGGCTAAAAATTATGGCGCATCCAGAGAACTTTACGGGTCAAGGCATTCGGTGGTATGTTATTGCACTCCTTATTGCCGTATCATTATTAACTGTATTCTTGACATTGCCTTTGACAGGAACGGTAAAAACTGGCATGAGCATTCGCGGTATCGTTTTTTCTGGAATACTTTACACAACTGCAATCACGGCGTTCTTAACCACAGTATTCAATCGCGAACCCGAAGCATTCAAAATTAACCAGGACCTTGGTTTCAGCAAGTAATGCGATTTGATGGTTAACATCAAATTACAGAGATTTAGATAGCAGACGCGCCGTTCACATCAGCAGCGGTAGGCTTGAATGAGGTGTCAATCAAGGGGGCAATTTCGCTGTTAATCGGGGCAAATTTTGCCACGAGTTCTTCCTCTAACGTAACCTCATCCGCGGGCTGAAGTTCATTCATAACAATGTCCTTCTCAAGCTGGCTGGGAGTATGCTCTTGGATAGCATCACGTGCCACAACATATCCCGAACGTTCTACAAGAATGTATAGGGCATATACGCCGAGAATGACAATAATGACAGGTTGTTTCCTAAACAACATAAGTCCCGCAAGTACAGCAATGAGCTTTCCTGCGACAGAGTCCATGACGCGCGCGATAAAACCAGGGGTTCCCAGGTCAGTGGTGATGTAAAAAAGTAGGGCTCCAACCACAACGAGTTCTTTGACAGTAAGCTCGGGGAGAAATTTCATTATATACTATACTCCAGGATTTTTTCACGCAAAATGATATACGGATTTTTACTGTATTACATATACCTATGGAATTAACTATTGATGAAAAAGAAAACATTCGCAAAACCTCTCGTATGGGGTCGCGCGGCTACGTTATAGCTAAAAGTGTACTATCGGAAGATCAGTTAGACGCACTTCGTAAAGATCTATATGCCAAACCCGAAGTAAACGCCATGATTGGTGGTGCAGTCGATGGGTTTTATTGCTACCGGGAAAGCGAGAAGAAGATCTACATCCCGCGCTTCTATGGCGAACGCATGTTTGGCATCCCAGACACAACCGATCTATGCATTCATGCATCTGATGGGGAGCATCTTGCGTTCCCAAAGGAACTCCGCGATTATCAGAAGGATATTGTAAGTCGATACGTAAAACATGTGAATACCGACAAGGGCGGCGGAGCCATTCTTGAAGTGCCTTGCGGTAGAGGAAAAACCGTAATGGCGCTCAAAATAATAAGTGAACTCAAACAAAAAACCCTCGTGATTGTCCACAAAGAGTTTCTCCTCAATCAATGGGTTGAGCGAATTCAGGAGTTCCTACCAAACGCACGCGTGGGGCGAATCCAAGGAAGCACATTCGATGTTGAAGATAAGGACATTGTAATCGGTATGCTGCAAACCCTATACATCAAGGACTTTGGGAAAAGCGCATTCAGTGAGTTCGGTCTCACAATTATAGATGAGGTTCACCGAATCGGAAGCGAACAATTTTCAAAAGCGCTATTCAAAGCAGTGACGCCTTATATGCTGGGTATTTCCGCAACCGTCGAGAGAAAGGACAAACTTACGCATGTATTATACATGTTTATTGGAGAACGCATTTATTCCGAAGAACGTTCGGGTGATGATGAGGTTATGGTAAGAGGGGTATACTGGAAATCAAAAGATAGTGATTTTAACGAGGTGGAATATGATTGGCGAGGGACACCTAAATACAGCACAATGTTGTCAAAAGTCAGTAATTTTGGCCCTCGTAGCGATTTCCTGGTAAAAATGTTAGAAGACCTCATTGCAGAAAATAACAATAAGCAAATCATCGTGCTCACACATCAACGCGCACTCCTTACTTACATGTTTGAGGCAATCGAACATCGAGGGTTTGCAACTTGTGGTTATTATGTAGGTGGTATGAAGCCAGCCGCACTGGAAGAAAGCGAAGGTAAACAGATTGTCCTCGCAACATATGCAATGGCAGCAGAAGCACTTGACATCAAAACACTATCCACATTGGTAATGGCATCTCCTAAAACCGACATCACCCAATCTGTGGGGCGAATCCTGCGCGTGCGCGGCAACAACCCAGTGGTTGTAGATCTTATCGATCCCCACGAACACTTTATGAACCAATGGAACGCACGGCGCGCGTTTTACAAAAAAAATGGGTATCGGATATTCACGTCAAACAGTGACACGTACAAGTCCATGACTGATACAAATTGGCGTCTATCTCATGATCCCAATGCCCCCGTTAAAAAAGAGGCAAAAAACAAGTGTCTTATCAAATTTTAGTATTCTTTACAGATTAAGAAATCTTACAAAAACGACGGAAAATGATAATTTATGGCTGTATGTTATATGATACCCTTATTTGATCAATTTACATACCTTCATTTTGCTGTCGGTATAGTTGCCTATTTTTGGAACATATCTCTACTGTTCTGGCTTATTCTACATACTGTATTTGAGTTTTTGGAAAATACCGAAATGGGCATAAATATTATTAATCGGTACATTGTTTTCTGGCCAGGCGGAAAGTCAGGCCCTGATCCTTTTATAAATAATATCGGAGATACGATTGGTGCATTCATTGGCTGGGCGTCTGCATACTATTTGGATAAAATAGGAAACAAATACGGATGGTACAACCTCCATATACACCATTGATTATTTGCATAAAATTGATTAACTTGTTCCCTGTATTTTATTGTATACTAACAATATTGCTATGGACATAATACCTCAAGACGTGGAGCCGCTGATATTCAAGTGCCTTGGATATCACGATTTGACATTTTGCAAATCTGCATTGGAATATCGAGATGCGACGGCGGACAAAGCCGCCCGTAAAATTCAAAACTTATTCATATGTTGGAATACCAGAAAAAATGCACTGGAACGAAAAATTATATTAAATTCATTACGATCCTTCGGTCACCAGGAGTTTATGTTCTTCATGACATGGATGTTTCGGTTTGAAAATATGAGATCCACATGGCCTGCATTTTACGCACTGAAAACCGGGTACGAAGGGTTTGTAAAACCGATTATGACACGGTTTGAAGTATGGGAATTTATTAAGAATCATGTTTCGATGGAAGCTGTAAAAAAGATTGGTTGGTAAACCAAACACGCATCAATTGGGGGTAGGAGCTAATTCCTCCAATTTTTGCCGCAATCAATACATGTAATAAAGATCGTGGCTGGTTCATCCGCACTTCGCGTCTGCAATTCATAATACGTACATTTCTTTGATTTGCAACGTTTGCACGTAAACATATCCGTACTTGCCTCAATCCGCTGCGACATCTTGCTTTCGTCACGCTTCATCTTTCGTGTAATAAGATCTTTCCAACGTTCGGGGTTAATCTCTTGATGTGTCATAAATGCCAATTGCTGGGACTCCATATCTCCAGTTTTGATTGCCTCTATAATTGCCGGTTTGGTTACATTACTAAGAACCGTCCAGAGCTTTGATTGATATATTTTTACAAAATGCCTGTTCGACCATTTTTTAATAACTTTACGATATTGTGCCTCGCGTATGGTAAAGTTAAAGATTCCCTTTTCCAGATTTATACCATGTCGATCATTGTCGAGTAGATCAGTAAGACGTTTAGCCACTTTTTTGCGAAAGTCATCTGGGTATTTGATTATGTAAGACGCCATTGTTGTATGCAATAAAAACATGTAAGTATCTATTCAATTTTTTAGGTTAGATATAGTCCTCTTCACTAAGCTCATCGTCGGGTACAACAAAGTCATCAATGACATACCCCTCTTTAGTACGCGGACGGTCTTCCTCACTCTCTTCTTCGCTCTCTTCACTCTCTTCTTCGTTGCCCAAATCTTCAAACCCGCCGAACAAATGTTCATATATATGATTCCAATCATCTACCGAGATATTGACTGGCTTATCACCTGAGTAATTGACAAGTACCATTGTACCAAAATACAGGACGGAATCAACTGGCGGGGGGAGATCATACTTATTCTCATAATTCGCTCGACCGGCGTCTTTTGCATATAACGCAACTGAAAATTTCTTTCCTTTTACAGTACATCCCCATGTGGTGCGCTTTTCAAACCCATCCACACTTTTAAACCCCGCTCTACGCGACAATGCATCACACTCTGTACTCTTGACAGATGCATTCTTTACCTGCCCTTTTTTATCAATTAGGATAATATCAATCATTTTGCTGTATGCCGGTATATTGATACACAGTTCAATTCAATTTTGCGTTCGTGACATAAGTTTATGTTATATAATACTATTATGGGCCTATTATTTTATTCAATACTCTATCTTCTTGTTATTGTTGCCATCCATAAGCTGTATATATATGTACAAACGTCATTCACAAAACCCGTTATGAAATCTACTGTTCTGACTGAACCGCCTGATGATGATCACTCACTGAACGACGAGTTTACAATGCATTTGAAAAACTCAAATGATGACAATGATTCTGATTCCGACGACGACCTTGATGCAGAATTTAACAATGCATTGAATATGTAGTATTTAGGAAATATACATAAAGCTAATGGATTATGCAGTGTAATGGAGCTGGAACAACATGAAACGATGGAATTCTTGAATCGTATTCCAAAATACGAACTTTCCTATGAAACTATGCGTCATAAGAAAGATACGACATACGACATATGTACGGCCATTCCTTACGGGAAAAAAGTGCTATGTTGGTTTACATTTCAGGATGATAAATATGTAGCCTTATTTTTTGACATGGATAGGGAACGGAAATTGGGGAGATGCACATGTTTTCATCACGACAACATCCCATTAGCCCTTGGGACAATCGTATATGGCAGTATGATTTCATCGAACAATTCAACACATAATTATTATGTAATTGAGGATGTGTTATATTATAGCGGACTGTCTATGCGCGGTTATCATGCATATGAAAAATGGTATTTAATATCCAGTATTGTGGACACATGCAAAGGCATGTTTTCGCAGTATGGAACACATTTCTTCATGCCTTATATTTGGAAAGCGGATAATGAGTACAATGGAGTTTTACCGCAAGGTGTAAGAGATAATATCGGTTACAGCGTACATCACATACAATACAAATCTTACAAAGATCGCACAATATGCTTAAACGTTCCTCTCGCAAAAGCAACTGCACCATCAAAACCAAAGGGGCAGCTTTCGTGTCTTGAACTAAGTTGCGCATATTCTCATGATTTTACAAAGCCGCAGTACAGACATAAAACTGTTTTTGAAGTGAAAGCAGATCCAATGGCAGACACATATCATCTGTTTGCATACGGCAAAAAAGGGTCACGTGAATACTTTGGAAAGGCCACCGTGAACAATTACGAAACCAGTGTAAAGTTGAATAAAATGTTTCGTATCGTCCGCGAAAACGACAATCTTGATACCATTGAAGAAAGCGATGATGAAGAAGAATTTCAAAATACATCTCCTCATAAATATGTAAAACTGGATAAAACCGCTGTTTTACTATGCGAGTTTTCAAAGAAATTTCGAAAGTGGGCAATCATCGGAAATGCTCCCAAAGAGAGTAGGATTGTCCATATTGGACAGCTTGTGCGCAATTATCAGACCATTCGTTAAAATGTCTTTCTGCATAAATGCTAATAAAAGTGCTTGGGTGGATCGGATTTATGCTCACAAGCACTTTTTGGTGTAGTCCGAAGGGTGGTCCAAAATAGGCCCAAAATTGTTGCTAAATAACCTCAAAAATGCGAAAAATGCACATTTTTGGCATTTGTGACTGAGCTGAGCATAATTCTAAAAACTGAAATAATAAAATTATTTAACACTGCAATATTGCTATTGTCCATTATCGGAATGATAAAAAAGTCAATTTTGAAATTGTAAATTTTTGTAAATTTTTGTTTTTTTACAAACTTTTTTCGTTTTTCCAAAAATGGACAACGAAATTTTCCAAAAAAACAAAATAAAAGTTTGTAAAAAATGAAAAAGTGGTTGTTAGCATGATGCTCACAACACTATTTTAAATTTTGCACTTTTGTGACTGAAAATGGTTGTCCACATTTCCACTCTCTTTTCAATTTTCGCATTTTTCGGGTGTATTTTTTGAACGTTTTTGAACGCTTTTTGAACGCCCCAAAATTTTGCGTTCCATTGCCGAACAACTGTCTGAGCATAACTGCTCAGAAACCAAAATGAAAATGTTCGAAAAAAATCCCCAAAAAATTTTTTGAACAAGACTGAGACCTTACTGAGTTTTTTCATAGGCGACTACATGCACTGCATTTTATAGTAACAAAGCGCGACATTTTTTCGGCATTTTTTGGCATTTTTTTGCAAGTCCAAAAAATACCGATAAATTTAAAAATTTTGCAGCAAAACTGCTAATCAGTATTCTCGTAAAAATCAAAAATGCTCTTATTTTTTTTTGTGACTGATCAGTAAGGCGTTTTTTCAGAAAAAAATGGGTTTGATAACATTTGTTTGCATCGAAAAAAAATGCCAAAAAATGCCGGTTTTAGCACTATTGGCATTTGATATAATGTTTAGCAAAGCCAATCATTTAGTGTCATTTTTCACATTTTTTCGATTTTTTGAAACCAAAATATCGAAATTTTCAAATTTCAACATCTTACTGAAACATGCTCATAAAAATTTCAAGTGTTTTAAAAATAGCAATTAATGGTTTAATACTCACAAACAATATAGGTAGATCTTATATGAGTGAAGATAATCAATTAAAATATGTATGTGAATTATGTAATTTCAGTTGTACAAAAGCGAGTAATTTCAAAATGCACCTGAATACTGCTAAGCACTGTAAAAATAACGAATTAAAACTGCAACAGGCCAGTCATGTCGAACCACAACCAAGTGCTACCCCAGTAGTTGCAGGGAGCAATTTGTTGCAATCGAAACCGACAAAACGACAGTATAAATGCGATTGCGGACGCACATTTTCAGCAAGAAATGGACTGTGGTACCATAAGAAAAAATGTAAATTTAAGAATGAAACAATAGAGCAGGATAATAATATTATGGGAATTGTACAGAAACAACAAAAGCAGTTGGAGACTCTTATAACAAAATCGTCTGAGCCAGTTAGCGTTGTCAATAACAATTATCTCAATATCAACTTTTTTCTTAATACGCAATGTAAGGATGCGATACCTATACAGAATTTTATTCAAAATCTCCAAATTGGCGTGAAGGAGCTGGAGCATATTGGAAATGTTGGGTATATAGACGGCATCCGCTCTATATTGAACAATTCATTGTCGTGCATGGACTTGTATCGAAGACCATTGCACTGCACAGATCTCAAACGTGAAACGTTGTATATAAAGCAGGGGGATACGTGGCAAAAAGACTCGGATGAAAAGACTGCGCTGCGTCGAATCATTAAAGCTGTGGAGGATAAAAACTACGAAAATGTCACGCAATGGGAGAGAGATCATCCTACGGCTCTTGAATGCGATACCGAAGAAAATAAGGCATACTTAAAAATAATTACCGAAACATTGGGCGGCGACGACGATGAATCAAATGAAGCAACGAAATCAAAACTGGTAAAAAGCGTCCTCAAGGATGTATATGTACCTCGATAATGGAATAAAGATAGACATCGTGTTAAAACATAATGATTATTATACGCATTTTTTCGTCATATTGTGGTAGTGACATATGGAAACAGTTTGAGAAAAACCATGACTTAATGTCAGACCCGGAATATAATGTGCGATACAAGTTTACGGAAGGAGATGATTACACACATGTTATACTATTAAATACTGCGGCTATTGATCATAACCTACCTATTGAAAATGTGATTGGTCTTGCTCATGAGCCACCGTCTATTCTGGGCCTCAGCTTAAAATTTGTCTACTATGTTCATAAACGAGTATCTAACTACTATATTGGTTGCTATAGGGGGCTTCCGTCACAATTTAAATGCGACCATGCGTATATATTGCATGCTCCTCTTCCAAAGGAAATACCCACACGAAAAACAAAATTGATGTCCATCATGGTATCAAACAAGGATTTTATGCCAGGTCATGCATATAGAGTAACTCTCTTGGACATGATACTTCGTTCTAATTTTCCGATTGATGTTTATGGTAGGGGCGCAGAGAATCTAATAAAACAGGGGGTTACGGACCCCCGTCTTAAAGGTTCATTTGAATCATCGGAAGAGATGTTTCGCGATTATATGTTTACAATCGCCGTTGAAAACACAGTATATCCGGCCTATTTTTCGGAAAAGGTTATTGACCCGCTTCTTAACCTTTGTACCCCACTTTATTATGGCTGTACACGCATTGAACAATATCTCCCGAATATGACTATTCCATTAAATGGGCATCCCGGTGTAGATTTTCATCTAATTAAGGATGTGTTGGAGAATCCCGGAAAGTTTTACAAGAACATTAATCCACATGACGTCATGAAACGAACGTCCATTTCCAATGTTATTCATAAGCATTTTCTGAAAAACGAGGATGATCTGGACAAACTCGAAAATGAAATGATTTCCGATCCGGCTCCCGTCGCTGAAGAAGCATAATCATAAAAAATATACATTGAAATCAATGTATATTTATGGGATAACCAACCCAATTATTTTTTCTTATTTGCGATGCGCGATGATTTTCGTGGTACGACTATCACATTCTTTGCGGCAGCTTTCTTTTCCTGGCGCTTTTTCTTTGCATCCATTTTTTTTTCGGTAGATGCTTTCAACATGAGCAGTGCTTGTGCCGCATTTTGTTCATTTTCTTCGCGCTCTTTGGCAAGTCTTTCTTTTCGGACTACACCAATGAGTTCACGATAGTTTTTCTCAATGACTTTGTGCTCGGCTTCCCATTCATCCATGTTATGAGGATAGTACTTCATGCGAACGGTGCGTCGCTTGTGATCAGCCAATGCCTTCTTCATGAGATAGAATAAGTTGAGTTCTTCGCCTTTGTATTCCATTGTTTGCTTGTTTGTTTGCTTGTTTGTTTGCTTGTTTGTTTGCTTGTATGCATACAGTATTGGGCTGTCAACACAATCAATTTTTTATAAAAATCAATAACTTGTTATAAAAAACAAGTCATAACAAGTTGCTTAAATGTATTCAAGGTCACGTAGTCTCCAATATTCACATGCGCCACTCGGAAGGGGGCGTTTGATGATGAATGGGATTTTCTTTTGTTCGTATTCTTTCACTGCGATGGTATAACTGTCGATGATATTGGGTTCTATGGCAATCATAGGATGTGCACCTCCATCAAGTTGCTTTGTCCTTTCACCGAGCACCCGAGCTCTTTCATACCGCGTGATGATTGGAATCGTGCGGTGAAATGGATCTCGGATGACACCAGTATCATCGCGCGTAATATCAAGAAGTTTCTTGATTTCTTCGTAGTTGTGCTGAACCAATTCAGGGTAGTGATTTGCAATCACATCCTGCTTTATTGTGCTACCGAACTTTTCATAATCGTCATATTCATCGTCCGACATATCCGAATCGTCCCCGAGACCCAACATATCTGCGTCGGACATTACCTTTTCCACAACAGGCGCAGGCTGTTCTTCTTCAGCAGGATCTTCAATTTCAAACATGTCTTCAATCTCATCCTCAATCACGCTTTCATCTTCGTCTACACTGCTTGTATCATCTTCGACTACACTTTTTTCGTCTTCGGACTCTTCTATTTTTGCATCTTCATCGGGTAGTTTGTCTTCAAAATCGGGCATAGACGCCATATTGTTTATAATATTATGAGAATAGAAAAAGAGGATCAATTTTACCCACTTCTAAAATTACACGTTTTTTTCACTGGACGTCCATGTACTATCACAAATACAACACATATATACATATTTCATGTCACTTTCATCATATCTTATGTATATTACATCTTTATCAGCGCCATTATAAGTTTCGCACTCTTTATTCACACAAAGCATATCATGTAAATGGGGGAGGGTGGGGTCGTGCTTGGTATATTCATTAATGGGGATCCTATTTTGGGTATCGGTATCCATGTTGATAACACATAATTCTCCGCTTTTTTCCGAATATCCACAGCAACGACAGTAATACTTCACCTCATTGTTGTCCTCACGACCTACGCCAAGATAAAGCATGTTATCGCATTTATCACAGAATCTCATCTTACTATTACTTCACAAAAAAGAAGGGAGGGTGGTTCAATTTTTGCACCATGAAATACCATTTATTTCCTATATCACTTTACAAACAGACTCATGTAATGGACAGACATACGTTGTAGTGGAAAATTGATTCCGACGTCCGCGAATATGTATGCATATTCTATCTGGGACAATGAGCTCTCCCGACGATTCTGATTTAAAATTTATAGAATTTGTACGTAGTGTGAGTGTAACCCGTAACAATAATATAGATGCGGCGAAAAAAACGAATACCCGCATTGGATCCAAAGAGGCATCTATTTTAGGAAGGACGCTATCTATACCGACACAAGAAGATTATAAAAAATTTCTGAGGCTTTATGCTCGCGATATTTTACGACCAGGGAAAAAAGAGTATTATACAGAGAAACAGCTATATGATGATGGACCATTCCTTATTGATCTCGATTTCCGCTATGATTTTAGTATAAAAACAAGACAGCATACACAAGATCATGTGGAGTCCTTCATTGCAGACGTGTTGGAATTCTTGAAAAATGCTTATCAGATGGATGATGATACGAATTTTCAAGTATTTGTGCTACAAAAGGATTCGGTGAATTGTGTCCAAGAAAAGCAGATTACAAAAGACGGTATACATATCATCATTACCCTAAAGTCGAATCGAGCAATGCAATTAATGCTTCGAAATGAGATGTTGCAAACGATGGGTGGTGTGTTTGAAAAACTGCCATTGACAAATACCATAGAAGATGTTTATGATGATGGTATCGCGGCAGGTCATGTAAACTGGCAACTATTTGGTTCTACCAAACCTCAAAATAAGCCATACAAGCTATACCGTATTTATGACATCACATATGACAGTACAGATGGTGAGATAAGTATGGACGAATTGGATGTAGAGATGTTTGACGCGACGGACCCAGAGAACCTATACAAACTCTCTGCCCGTTGTTGCGACCATCCGGCACTGTTTCTACGACCAACATTTGTACAGAAGTATGAGGAGTTCAAGTCGAAGATTACTGGCAAGGCTATGCCAAGTTCTCCGCGTGCTCCTGTGGGGATTGCATTTGACGGGAGCAATCGCGATATTATCATGAAAATTGTTGATGATGCATCTCTGAAGATTGCGGAAGACATGTTTGTAGATTCTCTTGGCGACCGAGGGGTTGATAGAAATGTGCGTGAGGTATATGAGTATACCATGGCGCTTGGGCCCGAATATTATGAAAGTGGGTCATACAATCGATGGATCCGGGTCTGCTGGGCACTGGCAAACAGTTTGTCTAACATTGATGATGTTGCTCGACAGCGCGAACGACTTCTGTTTGTATGGGTGCGGTTCAGTGCAAAGGCCTCTGGATTTCGATATACTGGTATACCAGATTTGATTGAGCGATGGGATGATGCGATTTCGCGAGCACAGACAATGGACGCCCCATTATCATTCAGGTCGATTATGTACTGGGTAAGAGAGTCGAATCCGGACAAGTATCGTGAAATATATACATCAACACTGGACTTTTACGTTGATCAAGTGATTTATGGAGCGACGGGCGGGCGTGTTATAGGTCAGGACAACGAGAACGTCGGGGAGGATGTATATGCGGAGCTGCTTTATCAAAGTTACAAGAACGAATATGTATGCGTATCCGTATCAAAGAACAACTGGTTCAAGTATTGCAACGGGAGATGGCGGCGCGATGACGCAGGTCAGAGCCTTCGAAAGAGAATTACCGACATAAAACGCATCTTTATGAACCGTATTAACCAGCAACAGCAGAAAGCCCGACCAATTGTACCTTCTGAAGATGGCGACGAAGAACAAGCAAGACAGCGCGCCCTTCTTAAGCGATTAGTGAAGATTGTCAACAATCTCGGTGCCACCAAACTCAAGGAAAACATTATGAAGGAGGCAAAATGTCTCTTTTACGACCAGGACTTTATCAACAAGTTGGACACGAACAAGGATATTATTGCATTTGAGAATGGTGTGGTTGACTTTGCGGCGGGTTGTTTCCGAAAAGGTAGACCGGATGATTACTTGTCATTGTCAACGGGAATTAATTATAGTGATCTCGGGCCATCGCATTCCAATATAGTATCTGAAGTTAATGATTTCATACATAAGTTGTTCCCCGAGACCAATCTACGTGAGTACATGTGGGAACATTTGGCAAGTACATTGACTGGACATAACAAGCGTCAGAATGCCCACTTCTATATTGGAGTTGGTGCAAATGGTAAGTCTGCATTGATTGAACTTATGAGCTTGGTCCTTGGCGAGTACAAGGCAGATGTACCGTCGTCATTGATTATCGACCGCCGCGCGAAGGTTGGAGGTACGGCCCCTGAAATCGTGGCGCTCCAAGGAAAGAGATTGGCGGTGATTCAGGAGCCATCGAAAGACGACGTGCTGAATGAGGGGGTTTTCAAGCAGCTAACCAGCGCGAATGACCCTATTAGTGGCAGAGCGCTTTATGCGAGTGATCCTGTCACGTTCAAAGCGCAATTCAAGTTAGTAGTGGCAACAAACTATTTGATGAAGATAAATGCAACAGATAATGGTACATGGAGGCGTATCGCGGTGGTCGACTTCAAATCGTTATTTACGGATCACCCAGTAACAAACGATCCGGAAAAACCTTACCAATATAAAGTGGATCGCGAGATGACAACCAAGTTCATCCGCTGGAAAGAAGTATTTGCGGCAATGCTTGTTAAACGGGCAATGACCACAAAGGGCGACGTGTCAGAATGTGAAGAGGTTATGGGACGGTCAAACGAGTATCGATCAAGCCAGGACGCAATTCTGGAATTCATTCGAGACAAGATCCGCACTACGGACGAACCGGGGTTCAAGGTTACCAAGTCGGACCTTGCCAGCGAATTCAGTACATGGCATACAGCAACTTACGGAAGAGGAGGGCCTACGGCACGTGATCTATATGACTATTTCTCGAAGCAGTTTGGGCGTCCCAAAGGCACTGTATGGAGGAATATTCGGATCATATACGGTAATGATACAGAAACAGATGATGAGTCGGACGACGATATTGATGGAGATGATGAGGTTGCATTCCTCGAAGAAGAAAGTGGTTAACACTTCAAACATATTTGGAGTGTTATTTTTACTTATCATACGGTATTCCGTGAATGATGGATGACACCATATGATATGCCTCGCCCAACCTTAATTGAACGTACCTTACAAAGTAGGGAAATGTCAGTGCTATTGCGATGTATACAACCTTTCGATTGAGCGTCATGCTTAATGAGTAAACAACTGCGACAAATACAATAAACGACACATAGTATACATACCAAAGAATGTGATTGATTCTTTCATAATTATTCGAATGTGGTTCGTAAAGTACTACTTTGCGTTCGACTGTTTGGGCAGTCACATCAGTTTTCTTAAGTTCCTCACCAAGTTTGAATGTTTCGTATTCAATATCTTTGATTTGCAACATGCGCTTTCGAAGTGCAGATGGACGGGATTCAAACCCTTCATTGTATTTATGTTCACGAAGATCATGGTGCGCTAAGTCGTTAAGGCGAAGTGCGTTTGGAAGATCAATGTCTTTCAGTAGGTTCATGTCTTTTTTGGCCGCTTGAAAGTTTTTAATTGATATGTTGTTTTCGTCATGTATTTTGTTGATCGCATCAACCTGGTCTTCAATCAATGCATATAGACCCTTGTTCAGTCCATTGTATGAAGTATTTAACTCGTTCTTGAGTACTTTTTGTCTATTTTGTACCATATTAACAGCATCCCCTGCCATTTTTCTTATATGGAGTGGCGCACCCTTGTAATGTTCGGCTGCATCTTTGGGGTCAATATTGGCAATGGGCTTTGGATATCCTTGCCAATATCGTAATTTAAAGTCGTTTTTATCATAATCGGTATACTTCTTTGTTCTTTCAATTGCTGCAATTTCTTCGTCTTTTACACGCGTTAATGCATTTCTCCAGTTAGTATCAATATCTATCGATTCTTCATTATCGTTTTCAGTCGTGAAGGGTTCCAATGACTTATGTGCAGTGTTTATATACGTGTCATAGTGTTTTGTAGTACCTGATAATTTTACACTTCCTGCATAGTCGCAGTCAGTATTACAAAGACCACAGAAACTCCATTTGGAAGTATGATCCATGTGTTTACAGTTTTTGTCTTCTATACAAAGTTTTTTGCATTTTTTCAATGAAGTCTGTGGAAAACGTTTATATGTATTGCCGCGACAGCATTGTTTCCCAGAAAATAATCCTATCATACTAATTATTATATTCTTAGACAATATAATAAGCCGATTATGACAATGCTTTTGATAATTTATTTGTCGAAACCGTTGCGTATATTTTTTTGAATATGTACATCATTGCCAGTTGGAAGGGGTATATAATGAACGGGAATAGCACAAGGAAACTAAAAAATAAGTAGAATGGATAATCAGCCACGTGACCATCGCGTGTTGTTACAACAGCGAATAATATTAAAAGAAGTGCAAAGTAAACCCATATCAATACATATCGATTAATATAGTGGAGCTTATCATAGTCCTTAAACATGTATGTATTTTCCCGCTTTGCCATGGCAAAGTATTCTTTGTATGGATCGAACTTTTCTGTGATTTGCGCGGTCTGTCCTTCGACTTGATGTATATCGTTCTTGATATTTTCTTTATTTTCGGTTAACCAAAATTTGGCCTCCTTTTTAACATCCGCTGTGTTCTTTTGCACTTCATTGTACTTGTAAAAATATGTATTATAAACACGGGTTCTTGGTGCCATGATAGTCTTATTGCGTAACAACTTCCGTTTTAATTCAACGACACGGGCTTTTCCTGCTTCATATGCATCTTCGAGATTATCTCCTCTAAATCCTTCCTGGTTCTCAAACCCTTCATCAAATTCTCCGTATTGGTCTTCAAGTTCTTTGAACGTGGGTTCGTCATACGAATATTCGGTGTTGTACCGTTCTTTTTGAATCTCCTTCAGCGTATCAATATCTTTATAGAGTTGGGTCAACAAGGTTTCGTGATCGGCAATTGACTGGTAGTCGGGGGTAATTAACCTCCGGTATACTGCAGGGCGCGCCGCCATACATTTATCGACGTCCACATTGTAACGAACAAGATTAATGTTTTTGCCATCAATGTGCGGGCACTTAAGATCGCCTATATACAAGTTAAATTCCGCTTCTGTTTTAATATTTTTACCATCTATAATGGTAACCCTGGGTATGTACTTGGAAGTTGATGCAACCCAAACGGGCAGCGACGTCACGTCGCGCAACTTTTGTAGATCCTCCTTACTGTTTATCGGAACAAGTTCCCATCCAATACTTTTTGCTAATTCATCATGTTGTTGGTGACTTTTCTTGCTGTCGTTCACAATATAGTACTCGGTAACGGGTCGGGGATTAGGATAATATTTGGTTTGAGGAAACACTCCCATATCTTCACCTGGTACAATCTCCTTTACCCATGTGTGATGCTTTACATATAACCGATAATTACGAGTATAAAGATGTTCAGCCCATGGGGACCGCCAATCTTTGTCGGCGGGATAGCCGTGCCATTTTCTTGTGTGCATGTTGGTCCCACGCCGAGGAAATATTTTTGGGTGGTTATCCCACAAAAATGCACGACCGTGACTGCGAGCACTGATTATCCAACCAGAAGCGTGGGGGTTCCACGAGTTCAAAAATCTGAACCCTTGGTCATGTCCCCATTTCATCGTTATGTTTTTATCTCCTTCATTATAATATTTGGGTAGACCATCGAATGTCTCTGGACGTCCATGCTTAATTCCCTGTCTGAACCAACCCCGAAGCTTGACACCTTTTTCAGTGCGCATATCACCTTCTACAAATATTCGAGGCACCTTGATCTTTTTCATTCCCGTGTCGACTGATGCTTCTACATCCTTAATTTTTTTCATTAAATCGTCATATTCTTGCGAAAATCCCTCTTTCATACGTTAATATACGATTAGAGAATTATTCGCGCGTGTGTTTTCAAGTATATCGTTATACATGAAAACTCCTAAAATGTTATTGCGTTTATAATTACATCAACCACCGTAGGTGATCTTATAATACGAAAGAACATGCGCAAAGGGTTCAAGGATACGTATTATACGTATGTTTTATGTCTTGTAAAATAAGGTGGATTTAACCGCAGCAGCAGCTATTCTTCTTGGCGCAATCAGAAGTATATGCCGAGGAAGGGCAGTTGTTGGTATCGGCGTTGGGTGCCTCGCAACAGAACTCGCCGGGACCAGTGCAAGTAGATCCACCAACATAGCCGCGGAAATGAACATTGGATGCGCTCTTACTTGATACAGATGGATAACTGGCCATCAAAAGCATACCACATTGTCCGTCGCCATTGTTGTACTGAGGTCCGCGTCCGAGGCGGATGTATCCCTTGTCACCCCAGGATGCGCTCCATGAGTTCTTGACGATGTAATAATCGCCATTGCTGTCGGAACCGTATCCCACGGCGAGGACTCCATGATCAAGATTGGTACCGCAAGCACCGGTGAACACGCCGCTCGAGTACATCTGGAAGGCGCGCTGGTCGGCCTCGATGGCGATGGCGACGGGCTGCTTGGTGAGAGCGGACATCATAGCGCTGTCGCTGCTGGGAGGGACGTCGGTGTGGCTCTGAATGTCGGAGCCCTTCACGTTGGTGCAGCTGGTCTGGCAGTCTCCGCGGTCCTTGGTGGTTCCCGAGAAGTAGGGGTAGTCGGCTTCGGTGCAGAGTCCGTTGTTTTTGCCGATCCAGTCGAACGCATTGTCCATGATGCCGCCATTGCACCCGTGGTCACGGCCGCCGTTACCGAGCTTGTCACAGTCAACAAGCTGTTGTTCGGAGAATGCAACCAAGTTTCCGTATTCGATCGCATAGGCACCCTCAAGAGCACCGGTGGTGGAAAACGACCAACACGATCCACACTGACCTTGGTCCTTCACATCAGTCACTGCACCTTTGCTCCGCCAATCGATAGAGGTCGCAGCATTTATTTCGACATGATCATAGTTGTCTTCCGGCTTGCAGGCCGCCACACACTTGATCTTGTCCATATTAGACGCATCCTCATCTAAGCAGGCTTTGACGCACTTGATGGCGTCAATCTTAGAGTCGTACTTTCCACTGCGAGAGATAAACGCACTGTATTCTTCCTGGTTCATGCCTGAAAGTTGGTTGTGTCCAAGAGTATACGTGAGGTTCTTAGCATTGGTTTCCTCAATAAAACGGTCATTGCTGATCCAGTTAGTAAACACATGCTGTCTGTGCTTACTATCTTCGAAGCGCTGGTTAAAGCGCTGACACCACTCCTCGAAACGAGAAGCAGTATCCGCAAACGCGGACGCAAAAAGAACGAATAACGCCAATAAACGGGTCATATACTGATACCCACAAAATATATCTAAATCATTTGGATATATTGATTCTACTTAAAGTCCAAAAAGATTGCTCTCCTTCTTTTTCTTATTGACATCAATGCCTTTTGCGATTGCAACTTCTCTGGTAACACATTTCCCCTGTGCTCCGTCCCAGAATGTGTTGTTCGAACAACAAGCTTGGCCAATGCAAATCCTGTCGAAATTGGAATCGATGCCGAGCTCACGGTCACCGGCTCCGCCAGGAGAGCCGCGAGGAGCCGGGGTCGCAATGCGGCGATGGTTCATGTGATCTCTTCGAACCATATCGGAATATCTGAAGTATAATGAAAACCCGGTGTATAGGATTGCAGCTAACACGAGTAAATCAAATATGGTGTCGGGGACAAATATCAATGTATTGCGCAAGTAGTGAATAATAATAAGAGCCACAAATAATGCAGTGATATATGCAAGCATGGCTATTTTATCCTCTTGTTTCAATCGCGCACTTTCATAAAGCTCGGACGAACGATTCTGGGTTTTGACCTTATTACCCGCCCGTTCGAGCCGTGTATTAAGACGATCGTATTCATTACGAAGATAACCGATTATCTGATCTTGGTGTGTCAAAATATTGGCGGAGGTACTCATATATTATGATAATGAGATAAATTTACTAATTATCATAGGACGTTTAATTGCGTGTTAGTGTAATGAACCCAATACCTGCCGCTGCTGTTGCTAAAATAGCAAGGGCCATTACGCTCGTGGTACGATTCCTCATAATTTCAACATCCTCTTCGTATGCGTCATGGCGGTCATTCTTCTCCATAAGGAGCGGACCATGTTTTTGCATATATCGGTTGTGATCACCTATGGGCTTTCCGTGTTTTGTTGACATTTGAGATTTCGCATACTCGATATCAACATAGGGTAAGGTGGATGGAATGTTATTCAGGCGGATGTGCCCTCTAACGAGAGTGTGATTTAGGTAGGGAGTCATTTTATGTATAAGTAACCCCTGATCTGGCTCTGCAAGTTTAATTGCTTGACCGCGCAGTTCAAGGTTATCAACCGATAATTCGATTGGGTTTCCGTCAGGGGTTACATAACCCCTAAAATGCACATCGTCGCTCCATCCCTCGCTCTTATCCGTGCGTGTTACACTAACAACATCACTCGAAACAGACACTTTAAAGGTTTTGGTTGTGGTTATTGGGAGTCCGTTTTTATCATAAGGCATATGATCAACATAATTGACACGAACCTTATCCGTGGAAACCTTTTTCGTATTCTCAGTACTGGCTCCGACAGGAATAAGGTACATGTTCGCAGTCACACCAATTGTGGTTACATCTATACTACCGCCATTTAAATCAACTCTATAACCAAATATAGTGTCCTTGTTTGCAATATGGTAAGTATACAAACTATTGTATTCTTTTTGTCGTGAACGTTGGTTTAACCCAATCATGTGAAATCTCTTAAGGACTCTTCCGTTATCGCCAAAATACACGCGCTTTTTGTATTTTTTCCATTTTCCTCGATGTGCCTCTGCATTTCGTTGTGATCTCATAACCATGCTGGTCAGCCACTTTATTTTATCCTTTTTTTCAAACTCTCGCGTATTCGAGAATTCGGGATATAGACCGGTATATCCTTCGATTACGTCGTTGGTTTCATCTGATTTTACAAAGAACCCTTCATGATCTTCATGCATGTCATTTTTGTCAACGGGATCACTTGATTGTGTTTCAAACCCTTCACAACCGCAATTCTTTTTGTCTTTCATTCTATATTATAGATATACCTTTTCTTCTTCAGGAGTTTCGGTGTTTTCGATAAATATGTTTTCCAATTGGGATTCATCGACAGGTTCAATGGGTATGTTTGCTTCTTCCATCATGCGAATGTAAAACGGAGAACTTGTATGGATCATAAACATGTCCAACTGATTTGTAACATTGCTAATTTGCCGATAGCCATTGGAAATGAGATGCTCCCCTATTTTATTCGTTAGGTCGGTGCCGTTATCCTCGAAACTTATCACATCAATGAAGACTAAATCAAAATTTATAGAATATACGATTTCGAATTCTGCGCCTTCCGCGTCAATCGAAAGATAATGGATACGATTCAACTCATACTCTCTAAATAGAGTATCCATGCGTTTGGTAGCAACCGTAATTGTATAGTACGCGTAATTGTTTTCATGCTGTACATAACGATTTTCGTAGAACCGCGTAATCCCCGAGGTGATTTCTGCATGACCTTTGTTTACGGTAAACTCTTCTTCTCCGTTTATTTCACAGACTGCGCATTGCACATTCACGCTGTATGGTCGGTTTGTTTCTAATTGTTTAAACACGGTTGGATTAGGCTCTATGTTTATACCGATCCATCCATGTTGTCTTTCGAAGAATAGGGTATTTGAGTGTTTTATGCCATCAAATGCGCCAATATCGACAAAAATTCCATGTTTAAATCCAGCAAATACAAAACGTTCTAAAATTTCGTCTTGATGGTCTTCTGAATAGAATGTTGGAATAGTATTGTTCATTGTATAATAACTATACAATGATACACATATTATGGTCTTGCCGTAACAACGCGCGCTGTAGTAGCTGCAAATATGGAACCAAATGCAGCAGGAATTATCCACTCTGGATAAGTGTTGTTTCTTGAACCCCGAAACCCGTCCTTCCATAATTTCAAATCCTGGGCGATTGGATCATCTTCTATGCTTGCGAGGGTGTCTGTCCCAAACATTTTAATTGCAGAAAGATCTGCATATTTCGCATTATACACTTCGCTTACTACAATACGATAGGCATTTGTGGGCTCATTGACAAATACTGGATTTTCTCCCACAAACAATGTCCGCAAAGTCTTCCAACTGTTCCCATATTTTCCCATCAATGTCGTCAATGTTGGTCGTGTATTCGCATCATCTGTTTTTAACACGATGTTTTGTAAATATAGCGGGGTAGTGAATTTTACATCAAGGTATTCGCCGCGAATGTTCAACCCTGGTGTGGTAGCGGTTATGCTGGTGCCGCGATAAATAAATCTTCCAAATGTCGAATCACGATAATCTGCGCTTGTTTTCCAGGAGATACTATCTTTGCCTTTTGTAAATTCTGACACATGATCGTCTTCTGTCGACAATTTTGGGCCTTGTTTTATTGTCATTTGGGGTACAGCTGACTGGATTTTCCCGCCATGACTAAACCATCCTTTTTCTGGATACAAGACTCTGCAACCAAACCAACCACACTGATTATACATAGAATGATCGGTTGAAAGGGATATTTTATCTCCGTATCTAAGTGGCGCTTTACCTTCGATTGCAAGGGATATTTTATCTCCGTATCTAAGTGGCTCTTTACCTTTTACATTACCTTTTGCAAACCCTGGTCTTATTTTGAATGTGGGAGGTTTTGGGTGTAATGCGAGATCTGTCATGACAGGACGTCTATTATTCATTACCAATACTTTTGTTGGATCTTTGGCGTCGACAAATGTGACATGTTGGTGTGCTATTACAATGCCTCCCATAAAAGTTATATCGGCCGGGTCCACTATTTTCAATAAAGGAAGGGGAGTTTTTGTATATCCGTCTATTAATTTTAAATCGACAACACCGCCAAACCTAACTATATTTTGATCTTTGGTTGAATAACTACTACTTATTACGACCGTATTGTTGTATTGTTCAATAAGGTTTTGGGCGTTACGTTGTGTAACATCTACCGCCGGTAGTCCTGAACGTACTAATAATGGGGTTCTTGGTACAGGTGGTGGCGGAGGTGGCGGAGGTGGAGTGACTTTGGGTTTTGGTTTTGGTTTTGGTTTTGGTTTTGGTTTTGGTTTTGGTTTTGGTTTTGGTTTTGGTTTCGGCGGAGTACCATATATATCTGCAATAAGTTTTTCCCTGTCCTTCGGACTCATATATGTCGCTGATCGTATTCTGGCGATTCCCTTCTTTCGTGCTTCTTCACTTATGTTAGGATTCCAAGCCCCCTCCCTTGTTTTTCTTATAGCACGATACGCAATATATGTATATATAAGTATAAGTACTGTGAATAAAATGTATATGTTCATTGGGTATATAATACACAATGAAAAAATATTAATCCAGCCCGGTGATCAAATAATATAGAGATGACACGCTTGCAGTTAGGTAAAAGAGATAGATATAATTGCTTCGAGTGCGAATATTTGCATGTTCTTTGTTTAGTGTTATTTCACCCTCCTCCAGTTCATGCTCTGCTTTGTCTAAAGCGACCTGTCTTTTATCTACATAGTTTTTTGTTTTAACAAGTTGCTTCATGCGTCCATCAAATGCTGTTTTTGTGGTAGCGCGGGCGCTATCATTGGGGGTAACTGGACCATATTGCTCGGATATAGGTACTCCCTTGCTATAGGAAAGATACCTGAGGTTACTTCGTTTATCCAATTTGTTACTTCTATCAATATCGCATTCGTTGCACAATGCACACACGCCAGCTCCATGATCATAACTATAATGCGTGCAGTTTTTCATGTCATCGCATGCACGTTGACATTCCGTCTGACCCTTCTTACCCCTGGCTTTTGTATCAAATCCACCGCTCCCTATTTCTTTTCCTCTGCAGCAACCACCTCGTTGCGCTTTTCCATATACATGCGGTTGCGGGCCTTGTGTGCGTATAGGATACTTATTCATGCAATCCCTTAGTCGTTTATGACCAGGGGTTTTACCAAGGCATTTTCTGTACTCCTTAAAATGCTTTACAAGAGTATTGTCATATGTCCATTGAAGATGTTCTGGATCGGCTGACCCGCGCATTTTTATGGGGGTTACTTTTTCAAACCCTTCCTTGACGAGGGTTTCATTTTTGAATGGTTCTAAATTAGCCAAATGTACTTGTTGTGACATATGTATACAGTATGCATACAAAATTATCATTTATTTTGAATAAAACCAACGGTGAGCGATAAATGCAATCAATAGCGCACTGCCAAGTGACAGATTTAATGTGGTCGCAAGTTCTTCGTTGTATTTTTTATCCAGATCCTCTTTGGTTTTGATAATTAAATTATCCGCACCCAACACCTTTTGATATTCCATTGCCTTATCATAGTTTTCGCAGAGCCGCTTCTTTCTCATGAGTCTAAGTTCATCAATATTAAGTGTTTCTATGTTAGTATCTGGAAACAATCTCGCTTGAGATTCCTCTTTACAATCTTCAGCGGGTTCGAATTCCCCTCGTTTCATTGCGCTAATATACGCAAAACTATGTGGATCATAATGTTCTAATGTGGGTTTATTCATATACCCTATAATGCGAAAGAAAAATAACACATTTTTTAATCTAAACACAGACACGGTAATACAGAGCGGTCCCGGTTGTAGAACTTTTACGAGTAAATTCACATACCTCACCGGGACGTATACCTAATGCTTGCGCTTGAGGATCAAAACGCGAAATCTCGGGAAGCTGTTCTAATTTTGCAATACTATAACGTGTTTTTAAGCTATCTACTTCATCTTTTGTCATAATGCGTCCAGGTGTAACAAGATAATGTTGGGTTACCACAAATTGTAACTGTTTCATGCTAAATAATACAACAAATATTCCACTGTTGTCGTACAAGTATTTTATGGTATTTGTCACGTTGTCTGTAGGAGGTTCATCTGCGACAATAACAAGCATATCGTTTTTGTCCAACTTACCTTCAATCTCATATAGTTGGGTTACCAAATCTTCAATGTTCTGCGAACGAATGGCTTTGCTGTAAATCAAATATTTCACGTATACCTTGCGACTGTTGTCATTATTGGCGGAAGTGTATATATCCAATTGTTGGTTGTTTGTCATTGCATCGATCTCATTTATGCTGATGCTATCATACTTTGACATATCGTAACCCTGGTCATTAAGAAGGGTTACGATGGTCGTACGAGATTTAAAGATAGATGCAATGCGGTTGCTGCTTGTGTTATTCATGGTGTATATACTATAACATGAATTTTATAAGTCGTTCAATTTTATTGTTACGCTCATTCGGTCTTCTTAATTACTATTTTCGAAAAATCCAAATCGCTTGTACGTAAATCAGACTGATCCACTGGTTCTTCTGGCTCCGGCATCTCTTCGATATATGGTTCCGGTTCAAGATCGTCCCATGATATTTTTGTCGGTTCGGGCTCTTGTACTACAATGGTTGGTTCTTGTTGAAAAACGGGTTGTGGGGCAGGAACTTGGGCCTGATGAATAGGTACCATTCCAATGACCGGAGCGCTGTGTTGTGCTCCGCCCGTAGGAGCATTGATTTTTGACGCGACTATGGGGGTCTCGGATGCAGGGAAATCTCCTGGGCGAGACACATCAGAAATAGCGACAACCCGAACATCATCTCCCTCGCCAAGTCCCTGTCGATCCGTTGTAAATATAGTCAAAAACTTAGTACCCACTTTCGTAATCGTCCAGACGCGTGCCTGTTTAAAGTCTCCGCGAAAGTTGACCTTCTCTCCAACATTGAAACCCTCACTTGACTTCTCCTCGATTTCAACAATGGGTTCGGGGTAATCGGGGCTGTTATCCAGGGGATAGCCCGGACTATCGGTCGAGACCTCTGTGGTAATTGCGGGAGTCGCGTGAATCATAGGCGCGTCTGCAGCAGACCAATCGGGGGCCTCAGTTAGTACATCCTGACGACGGGCAATTACCAATGGGTTATCGAGACCTTCCGTATCTTCTGTTTTCAAGAATACGTCATCTTCTACAACCGATAATACATTCCATACTCGGTCAGGCTTGGAGTCTCCCGAATAATACACTTGATCGCCTTTCATGAATACCGGTTGTTCGTCAACTGTTTGTTTGGCCTGTGTAACTTCTCTCACATTGTCCCATGAAACGGCGCGCGTCTCTTTTCCGGGTTCGTCAGGTTTGGGGGCTTCTACTGTGATTTCAAGTGGGGTTAGCTTCATTACGGTCCATATGCGACCATGTTTGTCGGTTGCCACACTTACGGTATCGCCAATTTTAATATCGGGGACCCAGTTAATATTGGGTGCGTGTTTTACATTATCAATGATTTCGCGCGTTGACATCAGTCCTGCATTTGCGAGGGCTTGGTCCTTATCTACTTTTTGCTGCGTCAGGCGTAACAGATTATCGGATGCCTTCATATTGGAAAGATGAGAAACATTGGCATCAGTAATCAACCGAAGCTGTACATTCATTACCTGCAGTTCCTGCATCAGCAGTTTAAATGTATAGGGTACCTCCACAATACTAAAGTCTCGTCCAAATCGACTTACGACATTGATACGCATGTCATCGTTTTCCAGGGACCCTGTAAACGTAACGGGGCCGTCTGCCATAGGACTAAAGAATAAATCCTTGTTCTCGTTGTAGACCGCAATGGCACCTGTTTTATTACATACTGCAATTTTGTATTTATCGCCGCGTTCCATCATGGAATCATGAACAAACGCTGACATGCCATGTGACAATACCCCGTCACGTTCCATCTCTCCAATACGCAGCCCTCCGTCATTGGCGCGCCCAGACACCGTTTGACGTGTGAGTATATTGCGAGGTCCTCTTCCGCGGAAATTGATCTTGTCTTTGACCATGTGTTTCAGTCGCATGTAATAGGTAGGGCCCGTAAAGATTGCCGCTTCTATTTGCTGCCCGTTCATTCCATTGTACATTATTTCGTTACCCGATGAATGAAATCCGTTATGTTGGAGAATTTTTCCAAACACCTCCACCTTGGGCCCTTTGTTGATGAATGCCGTACCATCGGCAAATCCGCCCATAAGGCTCGCTGACTTTCCCATGATTGCCTCGACGAGATGTCCAATGGTCATGCGCGACGGAAGCGCATGTGGATTAACGATAATATCCGGACGCAGTCCATCGCGTGTAAATGGCATATCGCATTCGGGAACAACCAACCCAACGGTCCCCTTTTGGCCCGCCCGACTGGCAAATTTGTCTCCCAAATTGGGAATGCGCACTTCCCGTACACGCACTTTTGCGATGCGCTGCCCCTCCTCCCCTTCTGTAATAAATGCTTTATCAACGACACCAAGTTGTCCCTTCTTAGGGGTCTTTGATGCGTCGCGCTTTCCTGGCACATTAGACACCGACGTGGTCGCGCCAATAATAATAGTCTCGTCATTTACTTGTTCGCCTTCCCGGATAAGACCGTTATCATCAAGCTTCTCATAGTCAAACCCCGGTTTTGTACCGCGAACAGATGCGTCGTTATTAACTGATCCAAATACCTTCATGGTTGTTGCATCCCCCATATGACTATGTTCCTCGTGCGCTTCATATGTTGTAAAGTATGTTGTACGGAATAGTCCCCGTTGCAGTGCACCTTCGTTTATTAAAACTGCGTCCTCGACATTGAATGATGTGTATGTCATAATGGCGACAATGGCATTTTCGCCATATACGTTTTCCTCGTTATTGATATACTTCATATAACGGGTTTTCACGAGAGGGACCTGCCCATTGTTGAGAACAATTGCACTCTTATCCATGCGCATCTGATAGTTTGTATGATACACTGAGGTAGCATGCTTACTCTGTCCACATGAAAAGGAGTTTCTTGATGCCGGGTTGTTTTCGGGGTATGGGATCAGACTTCCCATGACACCCATGATGGTTGCGGGATGAACCTCCATGTGTGTATAGTCCTTGTCTTTCTTATTGCGCTGAGCATCGTCAAGAGCAATGAGTGCACCTTCGCATTCATTGTTGTCCACGTAATCGATGATGGATTTATGATCAAGGAATCTCTGGAGCTTATTTGGATTATTCTCCCCGTTCGTACTGTATAGTTCAGACAGTTTATAGAACCCATAGTTATCAATCTTAAAGTTCCGCGCTTTATCATTAAACCCGGTGAGAACATTTGTCCACGTAAAGTCATTCCCCAATTTTTCCGCTATGCCATCGCGTTCAAATGACATGCCATCGCCGTCTTTATAGAACAGAGGACGTGTGACTCTCCCTGCATCACAATAGATATTGATGGTTTTCGCCCGCATGTCAAAACCTACGCTAACGTAAAGAGGTATTAGGCCATTGCGTCGGTAAAGGCGTATCTTATCAATAAGGGTGTGCGGTTCTCTGATTGTCCCAAGCCAATACCCGTTTACAAACACTTTTACGTACATATTCATGTCCTTTAATTCTGTGGAATCCAATGGACGCACATCTGTGTTATCGAGAACCCATGCGATCATGGTTTCGCGATCAATCCCTCGCGTAATATACGTACTGATACTTAAATGTTTGTGGAGACCGATATTGCCACCATCAGGGGTGTCAATTGGATCAAAATACCCCCACTGACTCCCGTGTAATACACGCGGCCCGACCACCTTAACGCTCGCATCGAGTGGAAGATTGGTTTTTCGAAGATGACTTAACATTGATGCGTGTGAAAGGTAGTTGAGGTCTTGTACCACACCTATTCGCTTTGTGTGTGCAGTTGCGCCCCAGTTTCCTTTAAACGCTTTGCGGAATCCTTCCTCGAGGACTCGGTTTGCAAACACAGTAGGCGCATATTTTTGGATGAGACCGGGGAGATTATTCTCATACATGGATTTGTTGAGCATAAGCGGTTTTTCAAACTCAACATGTATCGTCTTTAATTGCATCGCATAATACTCCCGAAATAGGTCATACATCAGTGCCCCGGGAAGTTCAACCCTCTTAAACCTAAAACTATCTCGATCAGTTGGTTCGACTCTCCCGCTCGAGACACGGAGCAACTCTTTTGTCATGAGCCCGAGAAACAACGCTTTTTCTTTGTAGTTATTTTCACCAATGTGCGGTAGAAGATAATCGCTGAGAATTTCATGAATATATTCAATGGTCGTATATTTCGTGAATGTACTGATATATCGCAGAGCCGCACGTTGTGTAAATGTGGTGGCAGCATCATAAACACTTGGCGCAAACAAATCAATCAGGTCCTTTTCTGATTCGAGATCAAGTAAGCAGTGTCGAATAATA